AAAAACAACCCTCAATTTTGAATCGTTAAAGGTTTCAAAAAAGGGGGTGGTTATTCCGCAATAGGAGGTTTGCCTACTTCCCTAGTCATTGTGTTCTTAGGATTGTGTAGGATATTGTAAATCACTAGGGTTATTCTATTGCCCTTGAATGGAGCAGTTTCGTGTGGATATACAGCACCATTGAATTTTAAAAATTTATTTTTTATATTGTGTTTCACTGGATTCTTACCATCTTTATCATATACTAGTAACTCACCACCAGTATAATCACCTAGTCCTATAATATATGAATCACCTACATTGTTCTTATCCTTGTGATACGCACACTGATGATTTTTATTATACTGAATACTAGTGTATTTGAAATGTATATCATGCTTCTCTATATATGAATCTATAAGCATTTTAGTCATTTGAAATATATCTCTATACTTCTGTAGTGTCTCTAGTCGTCTACATACACCATAATCACAACCACTTACTTTCCGTTTAGTGCCTCTATAATTAACTAGACCTAATACGAATCCTTTATACTTATCTTCACCTTCTTTGAATATATTAGTTCTAGAGCGATTAGTAGGGAACTGAAACTCTACTATAAAATTTGTAAATGCTTTTAGATATAGTTTATTCATATAGTCCGCTTTAGTGTTATATATAAATACACACTATAATAATATTTAGGAAATATACTGAAAAAACACATAAATATTATATTATCTAGTTATATATTATAAGAATTATGGATTTGAGCGTAAAACCATCACACGAGATTAAAACTAGGGAAGAACAAGAGGAAGACATCGTAGAGGTAAATAAGGGAGAGAAGAATAAGAAAGATGTAGCACTACCATCACCTAAAGCACCTAGTAATGGTGATATATTTGATGCACCAGTAAAAAAGACATTGACTAGAATGAAGAAACAAAGAGATACACTAGCAAAAACTAGACAACGATTAACACTAAAAGAGAAACGACTAGAATTGAAAAAACAGAAGGCAGAATTAAAAGCACAGAGACAGCGTATAAAAGAAGAAGAGGCAGAGTATAAAAAGACACACCCTAGAAAACCTAGAAAGACAACAGCGAAGAAAAAACCTATAAAAAAAGTAGAGAAGGTAGTAGAGGTGAAGAAAACGCTACAAAAGTCGTCGGTGCCTAAAACTACAACAAAACCTACTCGAGTGGCTGGTATAAAGGGACTAACTGAAGAAGAACTACAAACTTTATATGGTGTATTTTCAAAAGCACAGAAGGAGCAAGTGGAAAAAAATAAACCTAAACCTAAACCTAAACCTACAATAAACTTTATAAACCCTATTGAGACTCACGCATTTTCACATTTAAATAACCCATTTAATTTCTAGACATATTATATCATTATAAAAGTATGGATATAGATTTGAATGTATTACCAGTCAAGAAGGACGAGAATAACTTTAGAAAACATATAGACCTACACGAAAACCTACCAGATTTTAATCAACCACAAGTCCTACTGATGGTAGGGTCTAGAAATGTAGGAAAGTCGAATTTGATGGTTAATCTATGTATGCGTATGGACTGGGGTATTTGTGATTGTCTAGACGAGATATTTATAGTAAGTCCTAATGCTCTACAAGACAAGTCCTTAAAACCACTACTAGATAGATACGATGGGAATGTCTATACAAACCCTAAAGGTATTGATAGAATAGTAGCAGATATACTTAAGTATCAACATAGTTTCCCAGAGGAAGAAAGACCACATAGTTTAATCTACTACGATGATGCGGTGCAGAAGAATAGTCATGTCTATAACGATTTTGACTTGCTAAGTACAAGGTCTAGACATAGTTCATTATCTCTAGCAACGTGCGTACAAAAACTCAAAGCAGCGAAGGCAATCTATAGGAATAACGCAACTATAGTGTTTCTATTCAAGACTAGAAGTAATAAAGAAAGAGAAGAACTCTACGACTATTATGGGGCGTTGAAGTATAAGAAGAAGGATTTTTTCAAGGCACTAGATTATGCTACTAAAGAAGCATTTTCATTTATGATGATTAAACTAGAGGGAGCAGACGCACCTCAATATTACCGCTCATTTCAAGAAAATATTACAGATAAATTTTCTAGTAATAATAATATAGAAGAAGAACAAATAGAAGAACAAGATGGATATAGCGAATAGATTTGATGCTGGGGGCGCAATAGCAACCCTACGACAAGCAAGGAACGATGTAGCCACTACTAATTTTAACGATATGATAGATGATATTAATACAAAAGCAAGTGATACTGAATCACTAATGGGTGGAATTCAAAAGGCGGGTGCTAGTGTTGTAGCAATAGGAGCAATAGGTAAAGGTGTATTCACAAAAGGTAAGTCAGTATTAGATATGATAAAAGCGAAAGTTAGTGGTAATAATAGTACAAATGAAGGGGGAACTGAAGCAACTGAGGACGCTGGTGGAGAAGGAGGAGATGTAGAAATGACTGGAACAATTACCGAAACACCCTATACAACCGCTAGTGATGCCGATGCAGTAGCACCTTCTAATATAAACGCTGATAGAGGTGGAGATTTTGGTGAAGAAGAAGAAGGAGATACAGCGGATTTACCACCGGAACCTACAGAAGGTCTAGGTGAAGTAGATGCCCCATCATTTTTACAATCTACTGGTGCTACTAGTAATGAAGTAGAGGAAGGTGTAGATTTAGGGGCAGAGGCGACTACAGATGCCGCCGAATCTGGTGTTAGTTCATTAGGTAGTGCTTTACAAGGTCTTGTAAGTAGTGCTAGTAATGCTATAGGTGATGTAGCGAATACTGCGACTAATGTAGTGAGTGGTATAGGTAGTGCTGTTGACGCAGCGACTAGTGCTACTACTGGTGCTATAGATGCTACTACTGGTGCTGTAGATGCTGGAGCGATTGCTGGTGAAGTAGCGGGTAGTGCTGGTCTAGAGGCGGCGGGCGCTGCTCTAGATGCTACTGGTATAGGTGCTCCTATAGGTCTTATACTAAATATACTAGGAGGTCTAGTGTTAGGAGGAACTATGACTGCTGGAATTGTAGGAGAAGTAGATGCTGGTAATCAACAGACAGACGCTACGGCAGAAGCACAAAATCAGTTAAAGAGTGCGACTAGTGGAGCAGTAGCGGGAATTGCTGGTAGATATGGCGTATAAACACTAGCATCTCTAGAAAATTCCTATTGCGGAATAACCACCCCCTTTTTTGAGATGTTAAAGGTTTGAAAATTGAGGGTTGTTTTTGTGAATTGTATTTTTGTATTTTTTATCTAATGATTATATATATTATAAATTTATAGCAAAATGAATAACTCAAGTGTAATCGTAAATGAACTACGTAACTCATCTTATACTAATGCTGATGTATTGAAGTTCCATTTGAATGACAATTTACAACTACTTAACCCTAAAGAAACTTTTTTTAGATTCAACCTAACCGTGGGTGCTAGTGGATCGCCTGCCGTAGGAGGAGGTGGAGAGACAGATGCTAATCACTGGGCGTCGTGGTTTATGAGTGATGATATAGCAAGTGAAGCATTAGTCAAATCAATTCGTATTGTATCTAGAAAAGACGGCACCGTTCTAGAGGAGATTACCGACTATAATTTACTAGCAAAGAAAGTAGGTTCATACACAGACAATACATCTACAGAAGAAATGAAGAAATTATATTATGGAGCGGACTCTAGTGATGTCCGTCAAGAGAATACATTAGCAAATAGAGTAGATGACCCACAAGATAATATCGTTCAGTCAAACAATACTATTGAATGCTTTATGAAATTGAATTTATCTGGTATATTCGGTAGTAAAGCACAGCTATTCCCTTGTTTCGCATGTCCTCTAGAATTACAAGTAGAATTAGAAAGCGATAGTTATAAAGTATTAAGAGCACAATCCGCACAGAACGCACAAGGCGAAGACACCGCAGTTTATTATGGAGATAGAAAATATTACTCTAAATCCGCTGGTTATACACAAGAAATGGGATACAATGGGTCTAGTTTTACTGGTGCTGGCGCCGCCGTCACTGGGGTATTACTTAATAACTCGGCAGTAACTGGAGTAGCGGTTGATGGTATTACTACTATTACTACTGGTGCAGTAAGCGATACTGCTGGAGTCACCGCAGACCCTACTAAATCTTTACCTTGTGAATTCCCATTCTACGCTGGGCAAGAACTAGACATTAACTTTATAGGTGCTACTAGTGGTGCTAAACAAGGAGCAGTAGTAAATGCTATAGTTAAGAAAGTTACGAAAAATGGAGGTACTGATGCCCTAAAGATTGATTTTCAAGCAAATCTAAATCTAGCAGCGATAGATGGTGGTCCTAGTGGAGGCGGTGGTCTAGGTGCTAATAACATTATAATATCAGTTAAAGACCCCGGTACTAAACCTACAATCAACCTCTCAGACGTCCAGTTAATCTGTGGTATAGTCAAACCAGATTCTAAAATGATTAGTCAATATGAGGGAGCTATGGGAAGCGGACAAGGTATGGGTATGATGGTTCAATCGTGGTATGACTACCCAGTCAATAGTCCAGCAAACGCTCTAGTTATTTCTAACCTAGTTAATTGTAAATTAGATAGAGTTAAGGCGATATTATCATTTTGGGAAAATGTCAGTGATGGTAGTAATTTATATGAAGATGCTCTACGAACCCCTAATGATGACGCAGTTAAACCTAGACAATATGTCTATAAACTAGACGGACTTCAAACCCCTAGTCGATCTATTTCACTCACTAACTTTCAGAGAACTAGAGCGAGTGCTGGATGGTGGTCGGCACAAGCACTACGCGAAACTACACAAGCATTAAAGGAATGTGGATTTCAAGTGAGAGATTTATCTAATTGTGATACAGATTTACTTATAGGTCGTGCATTGACTAGATTCCCTAATACTTATAGTTTAGCAGACCTTCAAGGTGAATTGCGTCTAGACCTACAATTTACTACTAATACAAAGAATCTTTTACATCACAACTTCGTATGTTATACAAAGACACTATTGTTGTCGCCAGATGGAGTTAAAGTAATGGAGTAGAGGTTTAGGTTATTTTTTTTATTGTGATTATATATATTATAAAATTTATACAATGTCTAAAGTTCAAGTAGTAGGAATTAGTAAAGCAAAGGTCTATCCTTTAAACAATCAAGAGTCATACTCACCATACAAAAATAATAGTGTTCTAAATTTTGAAATTGCTCCACAAGCAGATAGAATGGTGGACCCTAGAACCCTTAGAGTTAATTTTGAACTAGATGTAATCACTACGGCAGCGGACGCTTATAGAGTAGCACAAGATGTCAATATTGATTCTCGTATTGGTGTAGAGTCCATCTGGGATTTAATTCGTATGCGTCAGCAAACTACTAATGAAGTCCTAGAGGAAACTAGAAACTATGGGTTTATGTGCGCAGCGAGTATGCCTAGTGGAACATCCCTACAAAATTACAAGAAACATACATCTTGTACTTACAACGCTACTGCTAGAGATGATACACAAAAAGAAACACTCAAGAGAGCAGTCCCAGTATCTATGATATTAAAGACCGGATTATGCTCTAGCGGTCAATTATGGAACCTTCAAGCACTAGGGGGAATTCGTCTAGAGATGGTTATGAATAGTTTAAGTCAAGTATTACATGGCGCTAATGCTGGGGACTTCTACTATCGTATCCGTAATCCTAATATTACATTTAACTATGTAAATCTAGCATCACCTATCGCATCTAATCAATATCAAGTCGCATACCCACTATACACATCATTCTCTAGTGTATTGTCATCTAGTAACGACCAGTTAAGTTTAGTATTCGCACAATCACAAGTCCGTAGTGTATTCTCAACTACCGTGGCCAGTGCTAACCTTAATAACCTATTAAAAAATGCCTTTACTACTGATAAGATTCAATCTGTTACTGGTGGAGTATATAGTGATAAGGCAGTTCAAGAGTTAATTATGTATAAAGATAGTGTCAAATTCCCACTTGACTACATTGTCAATGAGCGTGATGCTGTCAGCAATGCTGTCTACGAGTGTCTAAAGAATAAATTGTATTTAGATTGTTTCCAGCAATTTACAGCTATTACAAATACACTACAATCTACCTTTACACAAGGCACTAAATCCCATCGTAGTGGTAAATATGGTTATGATGTTCCAGATGCTAGAGAATATACTGGTCTAGGTATTAACTACGATATGTTAAGAAATGCGTCAAGTGTATCATTCGCAAACTCATTATTCGCAATGAGAGTTAATAGTGAATTAACAAATGGAACACCTAATAATATCTTTACATTTACATTATCTAACCGAATGCTTCAATCTAGTCCTATGGGAGCAAATCAAGTAGATTAAAAAGCAATATATTTTTTTTATTGTGATTATATATATTATAAAATTTATAGCAATGGACGAACAAATCAATATTATAGGTAATCTACTTCAAAAGAAAAATTTAAAAAATCCAGCGGCAATCCGTAGAATTGCTACTGAAGTAAATGACCCACAAACCGTGAATGCTAGTCGTGTAGTTTTTCATATTAAGAGAGAAGGAGTTCTAGACACCTCTAGTTGTTTAGTTTTACCTATTACTATGGGTGGTCCTAATGCTCGTCTAGGGGCATATCAAGGTGCATTGCCTATGGTTCAGCGTTGTGTGCTCCGTACATCTAGCGGTCGTATAATCGCAGAGCAAAATGACGCAGCGTATATTATGAGTATATACAATCACTTCAAAGCAGATGAGGTAGTCAATAGAAGATATGTTATAGAGCGTGGAGTATGGAACTCTTTAAAGTATGCTGAAAGTGGTGGTAATGTAGGACTTGCTATGGGTCTAGACAATGGTGCTGGCGATATAGAGGCAAAATTTAGACCTAGCGCTGCGACCTCTACAGAATATCAAATTCGCTTGTCTATGATGTTCCCACAACTATGGCCATGGACTATACCAGTATTCTTACTTAATGACTACCTAGTCCTAGAGGTAGATTTTGAAAGTGATGCCTACTTGACATCTGTAGGTAATAATGGTGCTGCTGGATGTGCTACACCTACTATTGATACTACTGGTGTAAAGTTATTGACAGACCACATTATCTACAACGATGCTACAATGTCTATGCTTGAAAATATGTCTAGAACATCTAAAGGTATTTCATTAGTATATGGAAACTATAGTGTTGTAAATAATCTATTGTCCGCTCCGGGAGCACAAGGAACTACTACTTATAGACGTAATGTAGGATATGCTGGACTACGCGTAAAACATATGTTCCTACACAATCAAAAACAATCCGCAACATTGGACGACAATCAAGTCATCGGCGGAAAGATTGGAGTATCTAGTGATTCTGCTGTAGTCGCTACTGATAATCAACAACTCAATGTAAGAATTAATAATATCAACTACTACAATGAAGACAAACCTACTAAAGAACTCTACACAGAAGTTAATGATTGTATGATGACCCCTTTGAATGTCAATCTTTCACAATTCACTAATGGAAGTGCTGACCTCGCCTACGCTGGTAATACATTCGGCGCAGCGACTAGTGGTGGTTTAAGAGGTAGTGCTAATTTGTTAGGTATTAACTTCTCATTCTCTAAAGTCAATGGAACTGCTGGTAATACTATACAAGTAGGAAACACACCAGTAGAATTACTCTACAAGCGTCAGTATAGTGCTGGTGCAGACAACGCTATTAATGTAAATCAACGCATATTCACTTGTCTAGAGAGAATCCTAGTAGTTAAGAATGGAGTTATTATGAATAATTTCTAAACTATATATATACAAAAAAATTAAACAAAATGGTCTATACAAAAAAAATGAAGAAGCAAGGGTCTAGTGATAGAACTAATGAGAGACAAGGTATGGAGATTAAAGGACTAAAGAGGAAGGTAAAGGCATTGAAAGGTGGCGGTAGTGGTGGTAATCCTTGGACTAAGCACGTAGCATCAGTTCGGTCTAAACACGCTGGTAAATCCCTAAAGGAAGTCCTACAAATGGCTAGTAAATCCTACAAGAAGAAGTAGGAAAATCTATGATTGCGGTTCAGTCCCCCCCCTTTTTTTGAGTGTTAAAGGTTTCAAAATTGAGGGTTGTTTTTTTCTTATACTTTTATAGTTATTATCTACTTATATTATGGAAGCACAACAAAATTTTATTATAGAGGCATCTAGACAAACTTCTATAGAGAACAATGCGAATCTACAACAAACTAATAGCGCATGGACGAATCGTATAGAACCTACTTTGTTTAAAAAAGGGGACTATGTAAGCGTTAATACTGCTATAGTTAATCAAAAGGGCGCTAGTGGAGCAAATAATATAGAGTTCAGTGACCAGTATAACGACTCTACAAATAACATTCAACAAAATTTTACTCTACTGAATGTAGGGTTCTACTTAAATAATAACAATGTGAATAGTATTCCACTACCATATAAATATTTAATAGCGAATAGTGGTAGAACAGACCCTACAAAAGTACCAGCATATGGAGGTAGGGCAAGAATACAATACGATACACAACTATTTAAAGAAATAGATGGGAATTTTGTTATAAATAATACATATGGGATGGCTAGATGGTTTAATATATACGCAAACGACTACGCAAGTTTAACAGACCATACAGCAGATTCACTAGCGAGTTTTAGTGCTATGAATCCTAATATTAAAATAGACGGCAAGAGATATGCGAAAGTAGGGAATAGTTATGTAGGATGGAATAGACCAGATGGAGGTGGTAAAGTATCAACTAAAGTAGAATTACTTACTCAAGATATACCACTACATATAGAGAAGGGATTCAAGGATGCTAGTAGTGTAGGACAAACATTAACAAGAACATTACAATCCACACAAGACCCATATTCAACTACAGAAGTATTTGCTCTACCTAAATCTACTCTGGCAACATTAGACCCTAATTCTAAAGCACAGACGCAGATAAACCCTAGATTTAATGGTTATTGTATGAAAACTATAGGAGCAAATCTACAAGTATATAGAGATGATGTAGGTATTAGTGAAACAGATGGTGCATTGGGTAATTCGCCACTATATAATAATTTATGTGTAGAAGAACCCTATGTTTGGGAATATGGTAGTAGATTGTTAAGTAATGTGGAAACTATGCGACTACTAAATAACCCTAATTTTAATGATGATTATATAGGTTTAAACCCACACGTAGGTATAGATTACCCAGTATTACTATGGAGCACTTGGATAGGTACTAACCCATTTGATCAGGGTGCTATACAAAACACTAGTGATTACGATTTCTACTCACCCCACTATACGCAAGCAGTCCCCGCTGGTGCTGGCGAAACTGGTGAGAATGTAGTAAGATGGACTGGATTCAGTGGTGTAATGATTGATTATAATGATGACTACGGACATCTAGCAGAAGATATAGATGCAGATAGAGGTGTAATGTTATTAAAGGACACTGCTACGACATATAGATTTTATGTTCCACAAACTAATGATTTTGTTCCAGAAGACCCTAGTGATGCTACAAAAAAACTAGCATTTCAAGCATTTATAGACAACGATAGTCCGTCATTTGATAGAATACTAGGGTATAGTCCTAAAAATCAAATAGAAAGTAGTAATTGGTCTGTAGAAAGTGAAGATATAACTAGATGGAGTAATAGGTTTGATGATGATTTTACCTTTCTACCATCAGTAGCACCGGGTGAAGGACAACTTTATTTCAATTTTGATTTAGACCCTAATGACAATACTAAATATGTAAAAGGGACTATCTATATGGATAATCTAAATGTGGGGACTACTGGGAATAAATATATGATAGGATTAAGTCCGGATATAGGACTAGAAGCGGATAAAAAATATAAAGTTCGGTTTCAAACTACATTACAAGGTGGGGGGACTGGTGGAGGCACATCATCTAATTATGCTGGAAGATACTATATATATTACAGAAACAATGGGGCTAGTGGAACGCAGTATCAAATAGACGAAGATAAGAACGGAAATGATTATCACGAAATAGAATGGACGCAAGGTTTAGCAACTGGGGCGAGATATGATGCGATATATATAAATACATTCAATACTCTAGGATTTACGGAAACAATAAAAATGGTTAATTTTCAAATATTAGAAGCAGACCTAGAACAAGGAGATAAGTATGTACTAAGTGATATATTCACACCTACTACTGCTACTACATCTAAAATGTATAAGATGAAAATAGATGACGGACAACTGCGTAGTGAAAAGGTGAATCTAGAAAATTCTACTATATTCGGTGGTATATTTAATCATCAATACACAGCATATGCTAAATTAAGAGCATACAAAAGTGGTAGTGATATTATTGCTTTTGATGGAATAAATGCTAATGACTACGATGATGCTGTAATAATGTTATATGATGAAGACCCTAATTTTGATTACATTATATACAATCAATATGGTAGTAAAGTATGGCGTGTAGCACAAATAACTAAATATACTGGTAATAATATAAAAAGTGGGGATACTATAGGAACTATACAAGGAGGTAATGAGACGAGTCTAAAGAATCCATTCCGTAGCGGACAACAATACTACGACTTTAGTGTAGGGAATGTATGGGAAGATAGGTCTAAACCTATATATGATTTTGCTAGTGGTAATGATTTTACTAACGCTACTCCGGGCGGATATTCTTCATTACGATTTTTTCCTACAAGTGGAACATCTACAAACCCCTCAATAGGATATTTTGATGGATACTGGGCGAATCCTTTAAATCTACCACAAAGGGTCTATTACAGATATAACCCACAAGGAGACACAACCGCTATAAGTGGAACAGCGTATTATACTGGTGACCCCGCACCATATCAACGGCAGTGGTCTTTTGATATTAATACTGGAGCAAATGGGACATTCACGCAAGTATTTACCGATGGTTCAAATGCTACATACACCCCTAGTGGAGCGTTAAATGTATCATATAACCCTATTAATATAACTTCATTTATAACAGACCCATTACCGACTATTGTAGCTGGAGCGCCTATAAATCAAACATACTCCTACTTCGCTAGTTTTCAAGCACATGTAACCGCTGGTCCGGGTCTAATAACTTTTTACCTAGCGATGAATACAGCACAGACAGATGTAGATAAACAAGGAAAGCAAGGGACTCTAATATGGGACGACGGAGGGGTATGGAGTGCCGAGACTTGGGTATGGGACGGAGCAACTACACTAAATTTAATAAATGCGTATGGAGGAATGGTTATAAATGGGTCTGCTACACCTACTCTTACTAATATTATTCAATACGAAACTAAACAAGATGTGGTAATAGGTGGTATTAACTACGCATTCCCTAGTAATGGGAAACAATATGGTTTTTCTACTCTAACTTTATTTGGTGAAACTACATTGGTGACAGACCTACACAATCCTCTACCAGTATCTAGTCAAGCTATAAATGAGTTATTTTTAGGAGTGGATATGGGAACATTCAATACTGGATTTAGTAGTGGATTAGTATATGAAACAGAAGCAGAAAACGATACTAATAATGCTATATGTAAATGGACTTTGACATTTAATCAAACACACGCACTACTTACTTTTAATCGTATAGATAATGATGAATTTTTATTAACATTAGAAGAAGATTTAAGCAATATTACTAGATATGGGTGGGTATTAATCAAATGTAATAAATATAATACTGGTATTGCTTTAGGCGACCCTACTCAAACTTTAACTATACAAAGTGGTAGTGGAACTGAAACTGGAAATTACTATAGTGGTGCTACTAATTATGGTTTAACTGGTGGTAATGGTAGATATATAACCGATGGAGTCCATAATTTTCCACACGATACTGGGACTAGTCAATTTCTAGAGGGTCAAAATCTACAGAGATTCAATAGTAATATGCCTAAATCTACTTTACTAATGACTAATATCAAATTAACTATGGATAATCTAGAGATAGTAAAAGATTACTTTAGATATACAGAAGTATATAGTGGGACTATAGAAAGCAGTAGAAAAAAGATAAGTGAAGATATAGATAATTTTTTCACTCGACTAGACCTAGGTAGAACTGATGACGACCAACTACAAGTAGATAGAACAGAAGCACCATATGTACCAGTTCCCTACGACCAAGCAGATAAAGCGATTGCTAGTGTCCCATTATTTAACTTTACTATGCGGAGCTATGGTGCTATGGGTGTAGATGATAGTGATGTGGATCAATTTATAGATTATGCTGGAAATATTAGAAAAGGTAGTAATAAGAACGATGGTTGTATTACGCCTAGAATGCTTACTGCTGGTGGATACGAACAGAGACCTAAAGTATTTACTAGATGGAAAGATGGATATGAAGATAGAGTAATTGCTGAAAATAGATTAACGGATAGAATGAAAACGGGACCCTACTGGGAGACAGAAAGCAGATTATATGGTAAATCAATAACTACTGATAATTTTAAAACACAATACGCAGATGAGTATAATTATTGTGTAAGTAATAATGTGGGTATAGTCCCATATCTAGCGAAGGACTGGAGCGATAGTAGTTATGTATTGTGTATAGGATTTGAAACATTTGAAGATGTAGGTTCAACTAACAACACTATTTTAAAAATACAAGATGGAACATTTGTAGGGTTCAGTCCTTCATTCTTAGACCACAACTACATTATGCCTATGAATCTAGATACGCCCTATGTGCCTGGAATGTTCGCACAACCAGAGGCACCTAATCAACCTCTACTAAGTTATCAACCTAGTATTAGAAAACAAGACAATATGAATCATATAAATATAGGGTCGGCACCTACTATTACCTATAATCCAGACCTCAATAGATTTCAATGGTCTTACCTACACACACCCTTTAGATTCAATGAGATTACTGGGGTAGATGCTGACCTAGAGGAAGAAGTAGGATTTTTGAATAGTAGTAAATTAATGAGAATGGAGCAATCTATAGGAGAAAATAACCTAGAGAGTGGTGGAGAACCACTGAGAGACCCCGGTGGTGGGCAACCAGTTACACCAGCAGTCCCACCTACATCTATACATATGGGTCTAGCAGATGCACAATGTGGTATATTCATTCATGACTTATACGGACAAACGCCTAGTGATACATTTATTAGAGATAGTAGTGATGGAACTTTATTAGTATCTACTAACTATGACAATACTTTATTCTTCACTCTAGGGTTTTCCTACTTTGATTTAAAACCTATACGATTCTCTGGAACATCATTTAATAATAGATTCAATAGTAATACATTTAACACCATCAGCGGTGATTTCAAAAAACTAGGAACATCACCATTTACTACTAATAGTGCTATAGAAGTAGGAGACCAGATAAAAACTAATATCTTTACTGAAGCATATCTAAAAAGAAGCTATTCCCCTAATGCCCCATATAACGAAGAACCCGACGCTAATAGTAGTGGTGGAACGGTAGGGTTCGCTAGTGCCGGCACACCAGCATTTTATCTAGGGTATAATAACCTATTATCAGTATCTATAAAAACCAGTAGTGGGTTTATGACTAGTAGGTCGGTTATAGTAAATTTAACTAGTCCATTCTATAGAATATATTGTAATCTACCCCTAGATACATTAACCTACTTAACTACTGGTTCTCTATCTTGCGCTGGCTATATGACTAAGAACTACCAGTCCCAGTCATTCATCTATAGTTTCGCAAGTGACTATGGGGGTTTTTTGACTAGAGATGTATTAATCACTGACCTACGTACTGAAATCAGAGACCCTAGAGGTCTATTAGTGAATAGTATTGATAGTAATTCTGCAGTGTTCTACAAAATAACTAGACAAATAGCACTGGAAAGTGGATTGACACAAGAACAAGAAAAACAACAAGCAGAGCAACTACTAGCAAGACAACAACAAGAAGCAGAAGAACAAGCAGATATAAGAACAACTAGTATGGAAGTAATTAAATACTTTAAAACTCTATTTAGTGGAATCAAAAACACTGACGCTATGACAGCAAGTCTAGGCGAACCTAGTGGAGTGGATCAAATCTATCAAACACTACAACAACCAGCAATAGAGACAAAAGAAGAAGACCGCTCAATTATACCTACATTGAATTTTGAGGAATTAAATAGTATGACAGAAGAAGAACAAGAAGTCCCCTATGATGCTAGACAACATAGATTATTTGTAAAGATGAGTGAAGTGATGGATGACGCATTAACCAATGCACAGACAGAAACACCTAGAGGAGTAATTGAATTAGTAGAACTAGACAAAAGTATAAGACAATTACAACTAGGAGGTGAAGTATTAAACAAATTAATTAAAGGACTAGACAAAGTGAGTGACCGCAAAGGACTAAACAAATTAATAGAAGATACTATAGGAGATAATCCTAATGAATATACAACAATAGCACAAAGAAAAAAGAGAGCAACACAAATATCCAAAGTCCTACGCAAAGCACGAGATTTAGCAATTATAGAGTTCCCTTCTTTAATGGGTAAGAATCCAATTAACAGACGTAGGGACAGAATATATGTAGATACTGACCCTACTACTAGAGAAAGACGCCTATTAACAGAGAAACAAAGAGAGAAAGTAGAGAGAAGTAGGATGGTTAAAGAGAGTAGGGAGATGAGAGGAAGAAAATCCGCAGTTAAATTACGGCGAATAGAAGAGGAGGGTAAGTATGATTCACCTCTGCGTAGGAAGGGTAGAGCAGTATTGAAAGAGAAGGAAAAAGGAACACCTATAGAAGAAATAAGAAAAAAATTATTTAGTAGTGGAGGAGCATCTAAGTAGGTTCTATATACGGAGGATGTTCGCTATAGGGTGGGTCTCCTGGCGGTAGAGATGCTTGCTTTATTAGATATTTGAACTTTGCTATTGCTTTCTCTAATCTACTACGCTCTTTAGGTAATAGAGGATATTTTCCACTATCATCATTTGCGAGTTGTTTCTCCATACACTCTATACCAAATTTCATGCCACTATGACAACTTTTATGGGTTAAAGACCAGTAGGTTTTACCTTCGTAGTCAAACTTATAGCCACTAGATTTCCAGAGTCGCTTATTACACGATACGCAAAATGGGTGTTTCGGCATTTATTTTTATTATTTTATTATAATAATTTAAAGGAATTTGTGTTTAAATTAAAATAATGCTTTGTTTTGTTTGATAATAAATAACATTTTAGATTTGAAGGCATTTAAAGGGAGGTAGTTTCACCATAGAATTTTGTCGGCATAATAGGAATTTGTGCCTACTCGAACACGATACTTGCCGTGTCTAGATTTGTAGTTCTTTCTACGCTTTCTATCCTTGTGCATATTGAAGTCCGCATAACCTACTGCTCCTATACTTCCTACTTTCTTGCCTTCTTTGTTGAATACATCTAGTTTCTTTCCTTTCCTAGTAGATGGTTTCACTCTGACACCTATACGCGATGCCTTGCGTTTTGCTTTTGCCAGTAGTGCCTTGTTATTGTAAGGGTTTGACATTATTAAAATAAATAAAGAGTATTATTAGGGGAGATAATAATATTACATAATATAATTCCGTATGGGGTTAGTACCCCTTCATATGCTTCTTTAGGTTTTCCTTATGCTTTGCTTTTATATAGTTTTTAGGGTCTACGTCAAAGTAGGGGTTATGAATAACCTTTTTAGTTTTACTACTCTTATAATCTTTAAATATTTTTTTCATATCTATTGTCTTTTTAGATATATCTTTAGTATTGCTTTTAGTCAATAAATTTCCTATAACATCAATATTACTCATTTTTTTTTCTACTATTACTATATATATAGAAAATTTATAATGCGACTCATTAACCTTGTGAATTTCCGTAAAGATGGTGCTGGTATAGACATAGGTAGTAATAATGATTTTACTTGCTACTTTAATCGTCCTATAACAATTAAACCTAATAGTAAAGTAGTATTACTTCACGCAGAGATAAACAACACTACCGCAGATTTAGCCACTGGTGTTAGCACCCTAGACGATGCAGCACCGCCTATTACTACCGACGAATTTACTACAAAACCTAAAGAACTAGTATTCGTCAATATTCCTTCGCTTCCAATCATAAGTTATACTGGGCAGAGTAATGGTGGTAAAGGTAGAGAGAATCATATTGTAGGCGCTGCTAGAACAAACGATACAGATGCTATATCCTCTACATTTATAGAGGTCGATCTAAATAATAGAGAACCTTTAATAGTTACACAACTACAAGTCCAAATCCTAGACACTGACTATGATTTAAAGGTATTCGGTGCTGGTAATTTTAGACAGAGTGTTTTACTAGGTATTAAAGAATGTAATTGTGATATGAAACGAAAATAAAAAATTAGTAGTTATACATAAAATTTTTGATTGCGGTTCAACACCCCTCTTTTTTGAGTGTTAAAGGTTTTGAAAATGGGGGTGGTTTTAATTACTAGAGTTTTGTAGGGTCTTCAGTAGAGTCCTCTTGAGTTTCCTTTCTTCTTTCTTCTTTCTCCCCATTGCCTTCAATTTGTGTAGGAGCAGTAGGAATCCCCACCACTTACGCATATACTTACTATAGCATCCTCTACATTGTGCGAACTCACCACCTCTACAATATCTATACGCTTTAGGTCTCTTCTTCAATGAATACTCTGCTTTCCATAGAGTATCCTCCTCTTTAAACCATTTCCTACATACTCCACAGCATACATTCTTTTCTTCACTACCTTCATCATCACTATCTTCCACAATACACCCATCAAAGGTAGAGGGTGTTCTAGCGTTTGCTTGTTCTTTTCTCTTTTGTTTCTCTAGATACTCTCTATATTTCTTTGTATTACCGAAGTATGTATCGCATATTCTTTCTGCTCTAGTGGTTCTATATGCTTCTTGTATATCCATATCTTCCACATCAGTAGGGTTAGGTGTTGCGTCTTGAAATTCAGTCCATACATCATATTCTAGAATAGTTACTTTACCAGTTTTCCACGATTGTATGTGATACTTACCTTCACGAAACAATGGTTCAAAACTCTTATCTTTGAGATAATGATTTAGTGTATGTAGGTGTAGTTGTTTCTCTTCTTCTTTCTCTCTATTGCCTCTAAACACTTCACTCACATTAATAGGTACATGTCTATTGTCGTCCCATCTAAACCACACGGTGTATGGTCTATACCGCAAGAATGGTAGTCGTATCTCTGCCTTAGGATTGTAGCATTCAATAAAGAGTAGTAGATGGTTGTAGAATGCGTTGTGTATAAACTTCCCTTCTTCATAGTATTTAGGTGTGAAGTAGTAGGCAACTGCTTTATCTATGAGTGCTGTTCCGCTGTATGAGTAGAAGTTCCCAGTGTCAAATCTACCTAGTAATCCCTTGTGTTCTATGGTTCGTAGTCGGTTCTTCTTCCATACAAATGCTTCCAGTTCCTTTAGGTCTAGTCCTTTCTGTGCTCTAATTTTCTTCTTTAGTAAAGGTATATGTGCTAGAAACCATCTCCTATTGTGTTTGAATTCAAAGCAAAATTGAAGTGGATGCCTACCATTGAATAGTAGTTGATTAAGAGCATCTACTACGTTCTTGATGTTCCATAGTGATTCTAGTACTTTAGGGTCTGTCTTTTCGTGGAATTCATTAATGAGTTGATACTTTTCTAGTTTGAATCTATTTTCATCGTCTAGTTGTCCTCCCTTATCTTTGAACCAGTATTCTTCTGCTGTATGCTCGCTAATGTCTGCTATATTCTCCCATTCCCAAAAGGGTTCAAACTTGTAAGGGTTTTGTATAGCTTTCTCTAGTTCTGCCTTTGCTGACTTCTCCATCTCTTCATTAGTAGCAATAGTTTCACTGATATTGATGTCTGTCTTCTCAAACATCTTGAATAGAACATCACTACCTTTACAATAGTATTCTAGGGATAAATCCTTGTGTAGGTCTGTGATTGCTTTCTTGTATCTCTGTTGTATGTCATCTTCATATTGTTCTCTAGCAGAATACACACCATCACTACAAACTATAGTATAATTAGGTGCTACAAAATCTCCACGAGCATAAGTAGGAATAGCGAACGGCATAGGAACTCTACCTTGATTCAAATCACAATAGCGAATCTGTTTAGATATGGGGTGTCTTGCCCTACCTTGAAACTGGACTAGGTCTCTGTTGTCAGTGAAACTACTATCATTCATAATCCATATAGAATCTATATCATTCTCAATGTCGTAGGAAACTCCATTAGTAATAGCTGCAGTAGATAAGATTAGGCGTTTATCTTCCCAAAAAACCCTTACATCAAATAGTTCTTTATTGTTCTTGTGCGAACCGCAGTGAATAACTACATCTTTCTCTTTCAACCCATTACAATGATTTAGAAATAGTTGCTTCAGTAGATACACACCTTGTCCTTCTCTATTGACTTGTAGAGATGACCCTCTACCAGTTTTGTGAGGCATAAACACTAGTGCTTTTTTCCCTTCTTGTATATGATGTAGTAGGTCTTGAACGAATTTGTAGTGAGCGGTAGTTAATCCAGTGTTTTTGTAGTAGATGATGCTTCTGTCTTGTTTGTTCTTGTTTTCAGTGATGATTGTATGGTAGTTAGGACTACCCTCTAGATTCTCAATCAATCTATAGGTTCTACCCATCAATATACCATCTAGTAGAAACACCTTCTTTGCAGTAGTAAGCAGTTGAAAGAACTTTTTAGTAGTTGCTTCGTATTGATGTTCCTTGATTGTTCCGTATGTGAGAAAGGTTTTAACTACTGACTCGCACTCATCAATAACCACAAGGTCATACTCATTCACATTAAATTTGTGGAGTGATTCAAGTGTAGTAAGCAGTATGAAATCGTTTTTAGGTAGATGTAGGTCGCCTCTATCTAGTAGTTTGTAGTCATACATCTTGTTCGCATACTTCTTACCTAGTCGAGTGATGTTGCCCTTGACATCTTCCTTCAATGTAATACGATTACATATGAATACAATCTTACCACTACCTTCTCTATCTAGAATACGACACATATACTCTAGTGTAGATACGGTCTTACCACTGCCTAGAGAACCAGCAACACACATATACTTTTTACTAGCGATGTTTTCGCGGTCGTAGATTTTACTATTGATGTAGTTGTCTGCCTTACTGACTAGGGTCATCTCACCCTTGTAGTTGTCCTCATTAATGATGTCATCAACGAAATTGTGTATGTCTGTCTCTACGAATGTAGGGTATTGTGCTTTTAGAATATTGACTAGTGCTTCAGTGCGAATCACTACTTTATCCTTACTGATTCTGTCCCAAGTTTGTTTCCACGAGTTAATATACTTCTCGTTTTCTGGTAGATGTTTATATGGTTCATTGAACTTGTCTATAAACTGCTGGAAACTCATCTTCATACGAATCATATACACCATCACTCTCCAGTATGCTTCTCCACACATACACTCTGGAGTAGCATCAAAGCAGTTAATAATTTCGTATGGTGTGATTCTATTGAGATTGCGAACGAACAACCGATTCTTACTGACTTGTATAGCCATCTTTTTGTATTCATACTTACCTTCTTTATTCTTCTTCTTGTATTTAACTATATTAATGTCCTTCAGTAGTGAATCAATACAAACTGCATCTTTAGGTATGTACTGAATAACAAAGTCTAGGGGCGATCTAGCATCATTAAGAGGTTGTTGTTTCCTATCTTCTAGTCCTTTCTTTCTATCTGCTTCTTTTAGTTGAAATGGGAATTTGAATAGTTGATTCACACCTTTATAAACACTGAAATCCACCTCCACACCTTCATTGAGTAGATACTGACTGAACTTCTCAAACGATTTGTAGGTCATGTAAGCATTTGTAGTGTGGATATGTGCTGAATACTTGAACTTGCCCTTGCTATTGTAAGCAGTAGCGATTGAGATTGCTATGTCAGCAGTAGGAACAAGTTTGCGTAGTGCTTTCTTACTCTTACTAATCCTATCTTTAAACTCCATCTTGAACTTCTTGTCTTCTGTAGGTGCTTCTATGTCTATGTCTATGTAGAGTCGGCGAGGTCTATCATCGCATAGTTGTTCGTATAGTTCTGTATCGTTCATCATATTCTCACATACAATCGCTAGTTTTCTCACACCTACCCACTTGCCCTTACCTTTCCACTCATTCACGAAGATGTATGAATCATCTACACGAACACCCATCTTGTGTAGTAGGTCTATGACACACTCCACCGAGTTCTTGTAATATTTTTTAATACCGGGTGAGTAGGTGTGTGTAGAATTAACTAGGAATGTTCCAGTTTTCTCTACGAACTTGTAGGTGATGTAGTTATTCCCAGTGGGTTTGTTTCTCTTGTAATTGTCTAGAGTAATGAACTCCATAAGTTTTTCTTGTTTTAGTAGGTGAATATTTTTTTTAGTAGGCATCTCCCCTTGCTTGTTTTATTCTTTGTTTTTATATATATTATTAACCAAATTATCTTTAAATTAAAATTGCGAATGACTTTCAAATGTTTTCAAAAATCAAATCAAATTTCAACCCTCATTTTTAAAATGTTAAACTTGAAAAAAATGGGGGGGTTAATCCGCAATAGGAGCAACTAGGCACC